TCAGTGCCATCATCGGTAACATCAAACTTTGGCACGCTGCGAGCAATGACCTGCCATACCGTTCCAGCAATTGAAAACAGTTCACCAAGCTGCAGCTCGTCATCTGCTGCGCGTTGCATCGACTTGACTTGATTGTTGATGTCATCAACGTCTACGCCTCTTTCATCATCAGAGCGACGATAAAAATCTTCTGGAATTTGGGAATCATGAATCAAAAATTCAATCTGATCTCCAACAGAAACAGTCTCTTCTTTGGTTAAATCATCATTTGTTATCCTAACGCCGTTTTTAGACACAATGCCCATGCGGGGGCTGTAGTTTCGTCCGTTTAACTGTTCATCAACAATACCGGCATTTCGACGTGCGTTTTCAAGGTCTTCATTGCCATCACTAAAGAAAGTTCCCATTCTCATATCACGCGCTGTGCGTAGATACCTTCCTTCTTTGTTGGCATCGTCAACACTGCCGCCAATCAAGCGCTTACGATCACCATCACCAGCAATTTTGATTCTTTGAATTGTGGGATTGATTTCACCTGAATTGCTCGTTCCGCGTGGAATTGAAACGGGCGTGAAGTTCAACCTGTAATTTGTGCCGTTAGCAATCGCTGCATATGCTCCAAACTCAACGTTGTTCGCAGGGCTGTAGGCATGGCAAAAACCTGTGTCTTCATCAACAGTAGTTGGGCATAAGAATATATCGGTGTTAGGTGTGGGGTCTCCAGCCCCTGGGGTGCTACTTGTGCCGTAAGCACGGTTAAAAGCTTGAATTCTGTGCTCACCAGAACCTGTCGTATTTCGCTTCCAGTAAAAAGCAAACGTGTCTGCAAAAATCGCGTCAAGAGCGTTGTTGCCCAAGAAAATACCTGTCAAGTCAGGCAACGCAATGCCATCAGGTCCCGCTCCATCAGCCCGTCCTTGCTCACCTACAACAAACATCAACTTGGCTGCTTGTTGCGTCCCAAGGCTGAACATGCGTGACCACACCAGCTTTGGCGTGACCAGCATTCCGCCTACGTTTTGGTCATACAAACCAAAAACGATTGGGATTGGTGCGTTGTAATCAGCCAGCTCAGCAAGGGTGTCGAAGCCACTAGAGGCAACAAAACGCCTGCC